GCCCTCGTCAACATTCAGGGCAATTTCCCGGCCGGCTGCACGCTTCAGGTCTGGATCTGCAACAACGGCAACGACGCGAGCCCGACGTGGGAGGACATCACGCAGAAGGCCCGCACCGGCCAGAAGCACTACTTCACAAACAAGACCAAGACGGCCGCAGCGTGGGGCGTCAAAGTCAAGGCCAAGCTGCTCCGCGGCTCTGCTACGGAGACCTGCTACATCCAGTCGATCGGAGGTAACTTTGCATGATTAAGCACAGACCTGACAGCATCAAAGAGCTGAACGACAAACAGGCCGCAGAGGCCGAGAAGGACAAGACCATCGCCGAACAGGCTGACACCATCGAGCTGCTGAAGGGCTGCATCATGGAGCTGGCCGACGTGGTCTATGGCGACGGAGAGGAGGACACCACAGCATGAGCAAGATCGTCGAGCTGTACGTCAAGGAGCTGACCCGCGAAGGCTCCACCATGACCATCAACGACGTCCCGAAGAAACTGCGCAAGCAGGTCGAGGACGCCATCGCTGCCCTCGAGGCAGCCGCAAACGCCGGCACCGCGAAGGAAGGGGCGACCGAATGATCGCCCGGGCCCTCGCGTGGCTATTATTAAAAATTGCAGGAAAGGAGGAGCGTGAAATGCTGGTACGTCTGTATGCAGGCGAGATCATCATGGGCCACATCACCGAGGACGACGTCCCCGCGAAGCTGAAGGCCCGCGTGCACAAGTATCTCGTCGACATGGGCTACTTCGACGACGTCGAGGAGTAAGCCCAACAACAAGGAGGGCCGCGCCTGCGGCCCTCCGGCTTTTATGAGGTGACACAATGATCGAAATCAACATCGGCGCGCTCGTCGTCCTGCTGGGGATCCCGACGGCCGTGACCGGCTTCTGCTTCTGGATGCTCGAGCACAGGATCCAGAAGCGCGAGAAGCAAAAGGAGGCCGAGGAGGCCAAACATCAACAAGAGGCAGCGGCCCGAGAGCGTGCCCGTGAAGATCTCCAGATCATCACCATTCAGGGCACGTCGGCAGCCATCGCGCTCGGCGAGGCGACGGCCCGGGCCATGCAGCGCATCCCTGACGCGCATTGCAACGGGGATATGCACGCGGCCCTCGACTACGCTGCCAAAATCAAACACGCGCAGAAGGACTTCCTCACCAGTCAGGGGATCCACGCGATCATCGACTAAGGAGGTGAGCAGCATGGCCGCAAAGAAGCGCCGGCGCAAGCGGAAAAAGAAGATCGAGGCGAGCAAGAAGCTCGCATACTGGGCGGCCATCGTGGCAAGCCTCAGCGCAGCCACGTCCTACCTGCTCTCAGCCTTCGGGCGCGACCCGGTCAGCGAAGTGACCGGCACGATCTTCACCGCCTGCGTCGGCTATCTAATCACATACGCCGGCAAGAGCCTCGGCGAGAAAATCAGCCGAAACCGCCACAGGCTCGACGCCGACGGCAAACCGCTCCCGGATCCGTCCGGGGACACTCTCAACAATGAGGAGGCAAAAGGATGAACACCATCGACATCACCCCTATCGTCAACGCAGCCATCGCCCTGATCGGCGCCGGCGTGAGCGTTTTCCTGATCCCGTGGCTGAAGAAGCAGACCACCGAGGCACAGCGCAAGGAGCTGACCGCGTGGGTAAAGATCGGCGTCGCTGCCGCTGAGCAGCTCTACAAGGGCGCCGGCCGCGGCGAGGAGAAGAAGCAGTACGTCATCGACTTCCTGAAGCAGAAGGGCTTCAAGGTCGACGAGGAGAGCGTCATCAACGCGATCGAGGCAGCAGTCAAGCAGCTCAACACCGAGGGCCTGACTATCGAATGACGGAGAGGGGCGGGCTCCGGCCCGCCCTTTTTCTTTTTGCAAAGGAGGCAAACCCATGAAAAACCAGAACACCGACGACATCAAGCTGAAGCCCGGCGAGACCGTCACCGACGAGACCCTCGACGAGCTGACCGGCGGGAAAGGAGACGACAATGAGTAACAGCTCTCTGGTGGTCTACACCAAGCTCAGCCCGAACCACTCGGGCAAGCGCACCAAGAAGATCGACACCATCACGATCCACTGTATGGCCGGCAACTGCTCCGTCGAGACCTGCGGCAACCTGTTCGCCAACTCTGCGCGGCAGGCATCCAGCAACTACGGCATCGGCACCGACGGCCGGATCGCTCTGTACGTCGACGAGGCAAACCGCTCGTGGTGCACCTCGTCCAACGCCAACGACCAGCGGGCCGTCACCATCGAAGTCGCCAACAACGGCGGCGCGCCTGACTGGCCTGTCTCTGCGAAGGCATACGCCGCGCTGCTGGATCTCGTGACCGACATCTGCAAGCGCAACGGCATCAAGCGCCTCGTCTGGTCAACCAGCAAAAACGACCGCGTGAACCACCTGAACGGCTGCAACATGACCGTGCACAGGGACTACGCGAATAAGAGCTGCCCGGGCGACTACCTCTACAACCGCCACGGCCAAATCGCGGCCGAGGTCAACAAGCGCCTCGGCGTCACGGATGCAGGAGGCAGCACCGGCGACCAGACCTCCGGCAACACCGAGACCGGCCTGAAGGTCGGCGACATGGTCGACTTCAAGGGCACGCAGCACTACACCAGCGCGGCGGCCAAGGACGCCAAGACCTGCAAGCCCGGCAAGGCCACCATCACGGCCATCGCGGCCGGCAAGGCGCACCCGTACCACCTGAAGGCGGTCAGCGGCGGCGGCTCCACCGTCTACGGCTGGGTAAACGCTGCGGACATCTCGACCGGCAGCGCCGGCACGACCACGAGCTACCGCGTGCGGACGACGGCCGACGTGCTGAACATCCGCAAGGGCCCCGGCACCAACTACGGCGTCGCCAGCCAGATCAAGGGCAAGGGCATCTACACCATCGTCGCCGAAGCCGAAGGGCCCGGCGCGACCAAGTGGGGCAAGCTCAAGAGCGGCGCGGGCTGGATCTCTCTGGACTACGTCACGAAGCTCTAAAACCGCATAGAAAAGCAGAAGCCCGCCCGGAGATCCCGGGCGGGCTTTTTTCTGTTATGTGGGGCTTTACTCCTCGACGTCAGGATCCGGCGCTTCACCGGCAGCGGCAAGCTCGGCCTCTGTGGGCTGGAACCGCAGCACACGGCCCTCGGAGTCATAGAAACCGCCGAGCAGGATGGTGAAAATATCGACCAGCCAGCCGATCCCGCAGGCCCCGGCCGTCAGCAGCCAGATGACGCCTGTGCCGGTTTTCCCGACATAGAACCGATGGACACCGAAGAAGCCGAGGAATATGCACAGCAGCAGCGCCACCGTCTTGCTTTTCGGAGACGTCGGCCGCTGCGCTGCGGGGATGCTGACCGTGCCCTGCTGCGCGCCCGACTTCCCGCCGGAGCTCGTCGTATATGACAGGCCCGTCCCGGGGATCCCGACGGTCGTGTGGCTTTTCCCCGTCGTGCTGACCGTGTGCTTCAGACCCTTCGGGCCGAAGCTGATGCTCGCGCTCTTTTTGTTCAGGTTTACCCGGACACCCGGGGCCACCTTAAAGCTGCGTCTAAACCTTGTACCCATGCTTTTCCCTCCTATGTGCGCTTTTTAGCGTTTAGTCATCTTTGGCATAATATTACCATGCCAAAACTGGTAAAGTCAATATTGCATAGTCATCTTTAGCATAAAGGGAGGCGAGGGCTGCGAAAATATACAAACCAGACGGCAGGTGCAACATCTCCGGGGAGAGAGTCAGAGAGGAGCGGCTGCGGGCAAACCTGTCACAGGAACAGCTCGCCTATAAGCTCCAGATCATCGGGCTGGACGTCACGCAGAAGGTCATCAGCAGGATCGAGAACGGCAGCCGAGTCGTCGCTGACTACGAGCTGGACTATCTGGCGACCGCTCTCGGAACCACCATCAACCACCTGCTCGGGAAAGAATGAGAAAACCGCACGGCAGCGACGCCGTGCGGCTTTTTTTCGTGGAAAATCGCGGGAAAATGTTGAAAATCTGCCGAATTATGCTTGACATTATAGAGCAAATGCTCTATAATATAATCACAGGCAAGGGATAGCCGAGTACAGAAAGAAAGGAGAACAAAACCGCGGAAAGGAGGCAAAGCCGTGGATGCTGAGCAGATGAAAAAACTGCTCGAGCTGCTGGAACAGGCTCTAAAGTGTGAACAGGTTGCCACCATTACGATCACAATAAAGCCGAACCAAAAGCCCAAGCAGTAAGGTCGAAGGACGGCGGGAAAAATCCCGCCCGCCGTTCCTTTTCATTATAACCACGAAACCACGGCAAAGTCAAGCGGGAGGAACAACATGGACATCTCGATCAAAGTGACCTACAAAAGCGAAGGGCTGCAAAAGCTCCGCAAGGCTGCCGGCCTGTCTCAGTCTCAGCTCGCCGATCTGGCCGGGATCAAGGTGCAGGTGCTCCAGCAGTACGAGCGCGGCGCCCGGGACATCAACGGCGCAAAGCTGCCGACGCTGCTGAAGATCTGCAACGCGCTGGAGTGCAGGCTGGCCGACATCATCACAGACGAGGAGACGCTCGAGCTCCTGAAAAAGTACGAGGAACACTGACACACAGAAGGGGCGGCCGGCGGGCCGCCCCTTTTCTTTTATCACGGAGGGGAACACAATGGGACAGCACTGGAGCCATCTGACGCCGACCAAGCGCATCCAGCTCGACGCCTTCATCCGCGCAGGAATGAAGCCGACGGACATCGCCAAGGAGCTCGGCGTCCATCATACGACCATCTACCGGGAGCTGAAACGGTGCACCTATGAGCACCTCAACAGCGACTACACCACCGAGACCAGATACAACCCCGAAGGCGCACAGGCCCGCTATGAGGCCAACCTCCGCGCCAAGGGCCCGGAGCTGAAGATCGGCAACGACTACGAGCTGGCCGACTATCTGATCGCAAAGATCCGCGACGAGAAGTACAGCCCGGAGGCTGCGATCGGTGAGGCCGAGGTCAAGGGCTGGCCCTTCAAGACCCACATCTGCGCGAGCACCGCCTACAACTACATCCGCGGCGAGATCTTCGGCGACGAGCTGACCGTCTCCATGCTGCCGCAGCACGGCAAGCGCCACCAGCCGGAGCGCCCGGCCGGATCCATGCCCCGCAAGCCCGCCGGCCGGAGTATCGAGGATCGCCCTGAGCACATCAACGACCGCAGCACCTTCGGTCACTGGGAGATGGACAGCGTCGAGAGCTGCCAAGGCGTCAGCAACACCTACATCGTGATGACTGAACGCAAGACCCGCCGCGAGATCATCATCCCCTCGCCGGATAAGACGAGCGCCAGCGTCGTCGCTGCCCTCGACACCCTCGAGAAGAAAGTCGGCTCCAAAGTGTTCCCGCTGATCTTCCAGTCGATCACCTGCGACAATGGCTGCGAGTTTGCAGACGCCGCCGGGATCGAGCGCAGCATCACCGGCCGGGGATCCCGCACTGAGGTCTACTACTGCCACCCGTACCGCCCGAGCGAGCGCGGATCCAACGAGAACCAGAACGGCCTCATACGTCGGCACCTGCCGAAGGGCACCGACCTGAGCACAATCTCCTACGAGGAAACCAAGCGGATCGAGGACTGGCTGAACAACTACCCCCGCAAAATGTTCGGTTATCTGTGTTCCGAGCAGCTTTTCCGGGAAGAAATCGCCCTCATTCTGGCCTCATAAAAAATATTTTTGCTTTTTTTGTGCATTTACTCTTGACAAGCGGCATAATGTAACACAATCGCAACAGTTTAAGCGCTGGTTCGGCGACTGGCAGAACCACCCGGAAAACGCGAGCAAGGTTGTCAATGAGGACGGAACACCGAAAGTGGTGTACCACGGAACGAATGCGGAATTTAATACTTTCCAGCAGGAGAACGGAGCGTACTTCTTCAGTGAAAGCAGGGATTATGCAGAGAGCATGGCAGATGAACGCGGGGGAAACCGTATCATTGAAGCCTATCTCAAGATGAAGAATCCGTACACGGTGAAACTGTCCCCGAAACAATTTACGGATAACATTGCAGAAGCACCGTCTATTCGCTACGCCAAAGAACATGGGCACGACGGCGTAATTTTTGAATATGATGGAAGCAAAGAAGATCTGGATTACGACAAATTCTATGTTGTATTTGATTCCGCACAGATCAAATCCGCTACGGATAACATCGGAACATTCGACAAGACGAACCCGGATATCCGGTATTCTTCGCAGGACGGGCGGTATCGGGATCTGATGGGGGAAAAGGCGGTGAAGTACACCAAAGGAATACTATGCGCATATCGCAAAATAAAGAAATCCCTTTCCAAAACTGGAGAGGGATTTCTTTATCGATGCACGATCATCCCAATTACGCCGTTCACAAAAACAATGCGTTCAGATAAGGATACATCTGGCACCCCAGAGACGATTCGAACGTCCGACCCTTCGCTTAGGAGTATGGCTTACCATGTGATACACGGTTCGGATGTAACTTCCAATATCATCCCTTACGCAGAATGACTTGTAGTAAACGAACTTTATGGTGCAAAACACCTATTCTGACGCAGTTTTATGTGTCTGTTGGGTAGTCCTATTAGCAAATTCTTAGCAAGAGGACACCCAGCCAAAGCCGATTGCTACTGCCATTCTCCACTCCCTTAGTCAAAATGACAAGGCAAATACATGGAGGTTACTATGGACAAGAAAGAGAAAAAGTCACTGCCGGAACCGCGCACATATACCGTGGAACAGATTGCGGCCATGCTCAACATTGGCCGCACAACCGCATATCAGCTCGTCAAGCAGGAGGAGTTCAGGATCGTCCGCATAGGAAATGCGATCCGCGTCTCCAAGAAATCTTTTGACGAGTGGCTGGAAAGTTTGGAATTGTGAATATCGCAAGAAACGCCGTAGGCTCAAAAAACCTATGGCGTTTTTTTATACCCATTTTGAAGGAGGCTGGCAATGAAATTGACAGAAGCAGAAATGAGGATGGTGTTTCAGATTGAAAGTACCAATCAGAACGCTGCCCTGAATGAGATTTACATGACATGGCGCTACGCGCCGAACCCGGCAACGAAAGAAACGGCGGAAGGCCTTCTGGACAAGCTCCGCCCCCTGTCGGATCAGGAGTGCATGGATTTGATCCGCAAGGTGCAGGCCGAATACCGTCTGCCGGAGAAAGCCCGCACCATCGGGGAAATGCTGGCAGAGGCCAGACAGCAATCCGGGGCGCAGAAGTTATCTGGTCATGACATTATGGCTTTGGAGCGTTTCGACCCGGCAACCAGACACATGATCGTCTTTGATGTTCTTACCCATGACTCGCCTGTTGGCTGGAAGGGTGAGAAAATGCGCCTGTTCCTGACCGACACCGGATACAGCAAGGCTTTGGAAAATCAGGAAAAGGGGCACATCAAAATCCGTAACCATGCGAAGGTGCTTTCCGGCGACCTCCACTATGACCATAAAGACCGTGAGAGGTAGCCGACTGAAAACTGTATCAAAATCAGTGGGATATCTTCTGTTTTTCCCTCTGTGGCTTGCGTTCTGAACAGGGCGTGGATGTTTTCCCATGCGGGAGAAAACGGAGGCATACAGACGGGTAAACCGCTCAAAATCAACACTTTTTATTTTCACAGGAAGGAGGTGCGAAGATGGCTGTTTTTCGTATTGAAAAGACCCGTGATTATACGGTCATGTCGAACCATCACTTGAAAGATCGAACGCTGACCCTGAAATCCAAAGGGCTGCTGTCCATGATGTTGTCGCTCCCTGACGAGTGGAATTACACCACCAGAGGTCTTGCGGCGATCTGTCGGGAAGGTGTGGACAGCATCGGTGCGGCGTTGAAGGAGTTGGAAACCCACGGGTATATCCGGCGCACCCAGCTTCGGGATGAAAAAGGCAAGATCACGGATACCGAGTATGTCATTTACGAAATGCCTCAGTGCGAGCCGCCGTCAAGCCCAGGTACGCCTTTACCGGGTACGGCAAAGCCATATACGGAAAACCCGGATATGGGTATCCCGGATACGGCGGAACCGTGTACGGAAAACCCCGCACAATTAAATACTAATCAAACAAAGACTGATTTATCAAGTACGGAGATATCAAATCCTATCCCATCAAATCCCCCTACCCCCACAGGGGCAAGGATGGGAACGGATCAGATGGGAGCCAGAGAATGTTATCGTGAAGTGATTTTGGATAACATCGAGTACAGCTATCTGGTGCAGGACAATCATATCGACTGTGAGCAGCTTGACGAGATTGTTGACCTGATCGTGGATACCGTGTGTTCTGCCCGCAAAGTCATCCGCATCGCCGGAGACGATTATCCGGCGGAGGTGGTAAAGTCCCGGTTTATGAAGCTGGACAGTTCCCATGTTCAGTATGTCATGGACTGCATGAAGGACAACACCACCTATGTCCGCAATATCAAGAAATACCTTCTGGCGGCGCTGTATAACGCCCCGACCACCATCAACAGCTACTATTCTTCCTTGGTACAGCACGATATGTACGGGGACGGGCAAAGGGGGCGAGGCTAAATGCAGGAGGAAGTAACGCGGGGCGCCGTAACGCTCATTGTTGACGGAGCCAAGCTAAGTGAGCAGGTCTTTGAAAAGGCCGTCAAAAAGTTCCTGGAGGAAATCCAGAAAAGCCAGAAGCCCAAAATCTACCGCGGCAGGCAGAGCCTTAAACAGCTTGCCAGCCAGAACGCCGGTCTTGCCAATAT